GCCGCAGGCACAGCCGGAAGAATATTCTTCAACTCAGATGACGGTCAATTAAACATAGACGATGGAACCAACTGGACGTTACCAGATGGTACTACCACATAACACAAAGGAATCAATATGCCTTCAAAATCATATCAAGCGTCAGAAACTGCCATCGTATGGACAGACACAGGTGGCGATGAACTTCTGGACTTAGGTAGCTTAGCGGCTGATGGTGTTGTGATGGGTTCCTTCACAGACCTTGGAGCATCCCCGAGAGCCGACATCTACGAAGTAGAGTTGTTGATCGACGGGTTCGATACCGCTCCGGTTGTAGGAGAGGTTGTCGAACTATGGTTTGCTCAATCAAATGCGACCACGGGTTTTGACGGTCAACCTACTACTGATCCAACCACCTCCGCCGAAGGCACGATGACAATCGCTCAGGCTGAGAACTGTACGTTCGCCTGTGCTGCTCGGGTCTACTCCACCACAGCTGGAGACGAGCTACAGAAGCGGGCCACGATCAGGCTTACTGGTCGATACGTCTCCGCAGTAATCATCAACCGGACGGCAGACGTTCTGTTAGGAACGTCAGACGCTCACACAGTAACATTAACGCCTATCCCACAAGAAGGTCAATAATGAACTGGGTAGACCTTATTAGAGAGGTCGGCCCTTACTTTGGAATTATGTTCTTTTTTGTGTGGAGGGACTACCGTAGAGAAGAACGACTTGAGAAGCAGATCAAAGATCAACAGTTGTTCATCCAAGGTAAACTTGTCCAACTACTAGAGAGAACGAATGAGGTGTTAAGCCGTGTCCAATGGTAACCCGAATCTCAACCGATTATTAAAGCAAGCTATCTATCAAATGAAGCATGAGTATGGTGCTCCTGTGGATGTTTATAAGTTAGACTCTGCTGCGACTGACTACAAGACCGGTGTAAAAACTGCTGTCAAGTCTGTCATAAATGTACGAAAGGCTGTGGTCATGCCTGCCACTACCTTACGGAAGTTTTTTCAAGGCATCAGCTACCTAAGTGCGAGCAAACCGTTCGCATCACAAGGCGGACAAGGTTGGGATGGCACGTCCCGAGCCTTTATATTCCTTGGTAGCGACCTTCCTGGGTACGAATGGGAAGTTGAAGACTGGATCGTTTATCGATCTAGGAAGTATGAAGTATCGGAAATTGAAGCACTGGAATACGACACTGGATGGATGATCATTGGCAAGGAAGCCAAGGGGAATGCCCCAGAACGTATCATCAACCTGAATGTAGTCAACAGTTTTAACCCAGAAGATACGGAAAGTGAGACGGTCGAATGAACGTAAACTTACCGCGTTGGTGTTTCTCTTCTATGGCGGAACACTTCAGGGTTGTAGCAGCTACAGTTCCTATACCTTACTTCGTTGAAGGAGTTGACGAGGAAACGGCTCTGGACTTCCAGAGAGATTCTAGTCTGTTCAGGATGGACGGGCCAATTGCTTTTCAAGGAAGTTCTGGCGTCGAATGGTATCGGTTGGAGATTCAAATTCTCCTTACTGATCTCGTCGCCACAACAAATGACAATGCCTACGATGTTTATTCATGGGCAGGCATTTTCCAAGGCGAGATGCTCAACTCTTCACTGCCAATCTACCGGTATGGCAGTGGTGTTGAAGACGATCAAAGTTTGATCGGTTGCCTCGAACCTGATAATAAAGCCAAGAGCAACATTAGAGTTGCTTCTTACGGCATGGTCGATACTAGCTACCGAGTAAAACAAGTTAGTGTCAACGGCAAGTTTACTCTTTGCCCACTTTAACCCACTATTTCTAAGGAGATTTTCACATGGCGAGAATCCAACTCCGAGATTCAACCATCTATATCCAAGATGGCTTGAGCGGAACTGGCCAAGTCGATATCGGCAACTCAGCACTAACTGTGCCTGCTGTTTCCGTGACAACTGAAGGTGCTGCTGCTGAGGACGAAGTCCAAGTCATCGCACAATATGTCCGTGCCCCATCAGGCGGCACATACACCCTACGCATTTCAGACGGCACTAACCCTGCTGCAACCACAACTGCTTTGGCCTACAACGCCATAGCTACTGCGGTTGAGACTGCAATCGATGTTGCCATGACGGCAGCTTCTTACCCATCTTGGACGAATGCCGACATCAGTGTCGCTGAGTCCGCGTCTGCTGGTATCAGCGACGGAACCCTGACTCTGACCTTCGACGGAACGTCTGTCACTAACACTGCTTTCGACACGACCATCATCGATGGTGCTTCCCTGACCGGTGCTACTGGTTCGGTAGGCTTGAACGTAGGACTCCAATCACTCGTGATGAACTCGACTAACACGGACCTCGTCCCTGTTGGTGCTCGGTTCACAGTCGCGGGCGAAACTGGTTTACCTGTTCACACTGTCACAGCTCGTGACAACAACGCTGCTGACGCTGCGACTCTTCGTATCGCATTCACCCCGACTCTAGCTTCGGCTGTCTCGGAATCGGACGTGATCACTTGGTTGCCTCAGCGAATCACCGTTAAGATCGGTGAAGGCGATCTCACCTGGACGGAAGCCCGAGAGTTGATCTACGATCTTGATCGTGATCTGCTTGATACGGTTCGCCTGGGAGCGGAGATTCCTCTGGAGATTGACTTGGCCTTCACGTTCGAGTATGTCACAACTGAGAGTGGTCAATTGATCACCCCGGTAGATGCCATCAAGCGAATTGGTGAAGCCTCTGAGTGGGTCTCTAGTGCAACAGATGCTTGTGAGCCTTACGCGGTTGACATCTTTGTTGTCCATTGTGTTCCCTGTGGAACGGATCAGGATCAGGACTTCACGTTCCCTGACTTCCGTTACGAGAACCTCGATTACTCCATCCAGGACGCGAGCATTTCGGTCTCTGGTAAGTGTAACGTGACTGACGCTGTGACGACTCGTACTACGAGCCACACAGACTGCGCTTAAACTTAATCTTCTGGCACGGTTGATTGAGATAATCATAACTTTTTTACTAGGAGATTTTCAATGGCGAGAATCCAATTACGAGACTCAACTATCTACATCCAAGATGGTCTGAGTGGAACGGCGGCTATCGATGATACTCCCGCTGGTTCCGATACCGACTTTACGATTGACACTGTTGTGTTAAATTCGACTGTCACAACTCTTGTTCCTGTTGGTGCTCGATTCACCATCTCGACAGAGGCTGGGACTCCGGTCCACGCCGTCACCGCTCGTACTCCGAGTGGTGCTGGACCAACCACGAACATCGTGTTCACGCCTGCCATCACTGGCACGCTAACTGAGAACGATGTAATCACCTTCCTACCTCAGCGGATTACCGTTAAGATTGGTGAAGGCGACTTGACATGGACGGAAGCACGGGAACTGATCTACGATCTGGACCGCGATCTTCTGGACACCGTTCGGTTGGGTGCTGAGATTCCTCTGGAGATTGACTTGGCCTTTACGTTTGAATACGTGACAACTGAGAGCGGTCAATTGATCACTCCTGTTGACGCTATCAAGCGAATCGGTGAGGCAACCGAATGGGTTTCTAGTGCGACAGATGCTTGCGAACCTTACGCTGTCGATATCTTTGTTGTTCACTGTGTGCCTTGTGGTACGGATCAGGACCAGGACTTTACGTTCCCTGACTTCCGCTACGAGAACCTTGACTACTCTATCCAAGACGCGAGTATTTCCGTCTCTGGTAAGTGTAATGTCACGGACGCAGTCACGGCTCGAACAACTTCGCATACCGACTGTGCTTAATTAACGCCCATTAGGGCATCACAGCCCAGCCTCATTCGTGGGGCTGGGTATCATTTGAAATTCAAACAAGCAAATCGCCCGTGATATTTCTTAGCGGCTTTATCATAGGCTTTAGCAGCATCTATTTTGAACTTAAAATAACCTAACGTAATTTGTTTATTTTTGTGTCTGATACGAGACTGCCAACGGGAAGAGGATGTGTGCCAGGACACTCCTTTATAGCCGCTAGAATTGTCACTCCTGGCCCTAACATTTTGTCTGTTCTGTTGCACGGTGCAACTTCGTAGATTTCGTCGTTGGTTGTTTAGGGGATTGTGGTCCTTGTGGTCCACTTCTGGTAAACCCTTCTTACTAGCAATTAACGTGTGCATACCTAACAAGTCTGGGCTTCTACGAGCATACCAACTAGTGCATTAAATACGGCACACCAACTCCATTGGTTCAACCAATGGAAATCCGTATCACTAACGGTGGTAAATTTACCTTTCGTGAGTTCTATAATTCTCATACTGTAAGTATAACACACATTTAGTGATTTGTCAAGTTTGCTGATATAATCAGTATAATAGTTACTCTGAGAGGGTATCAAAATGAAAATTGGTGGAGTAGTAGTAAACGGTCCTACGGAAGAAGTATTGGTTCTTCCTCGACTTGACGACGATATCGTAATCCGGTGCCAAGCTGTGCTGGACATGACACACTTTCACGCACTGTGCCCAGAGCCTACTGCGCAGAAAATGATTGTCAAAGGTGGTGTTAAACTAAACGATCAAGATCCAGGTTACCTAGCCTTGTGCGAGGAACATGCTCAACGTCGGTTTGCTTTCATTGCTTTGAAGTCACTTGAGCCTAGTGAAATTGAATGGTCCAATGTCAACCTAGACGAACCTAACACATGGTGCAACTGGGAAAAGGAATTAACGTCAGCTGGGATCTCAAGTATCGAGCTGAATCGAATAGTGGCTTGTGTCATGCAGGCCAACTGTTTAGACGAGGCCAAACTAGAAAAGGCTCGTGAGTCTTTTCTACGTGGTCTGGGGGAACCGAAGGCAAAATCCTCTGGCCAAGATACCGTACAGAAGAGTACGCAATCTGGCGAGCCTGCGAAAGGTTCGGAATAAAGCCTCCAGGGTTCCCTGATGGTTGGGACAAATTGTCTGTTTGGAATCAAGCAAGACTTTTAGCCTACTGTCAGATAATGGACCACGACGAGAATCCCCCTATGAAACCAACCACAGGTAAGCGGTAATGTTTAAGGCAGACTTGAAATTGGTGAATTTTGATATGTCTGGATTCTTCAATAAGCTAGATAGTGAGATGACGGATTTAGCTAAAGAGGCAGCTAAAAGCTGGCTCACCACAGTTACCGCTAACATCCCTATCTGGTCACGAGCATCCATTGCTACCTTTACAGAATTAGCAGACAGTGTGGGGTTCCCACTAAACGTGGGGACCCCTGTCTCTAATGTAGACCGACTCAGTCTTGGAAGAAGTACAGGACGAGGCGGACTGATTATCGAGAAAGGTAAGAAATGGGGCTTCTTCTATGAGACCGATCTCAGGTATCTAGCCTGGAATGAATTCAATAAAGCTACCAAGGGCGATGGCTCTGGGTGGTACTCCTCACACAGAGATGGTCCCGGCCCCCTCCGATTCATTGAGGCGGGAAACAAAGACTTTGAAAGTTTCGCAGGGAATGTGGAACTTCCTAATCCGATTAAATTTATCTCACCCCAGAGCATATAATGGCAGAAATTACCCAAACCCTCAGTTTTGAGACCGCTAATGCTGTCTCGAATATAAAGGCCTTAGACGGTGCTCTTAAAAATCTGAACACTAAGATCAAAGAACTGAACACAGTTGCGGGCAACTCGAACACCAAGAACATTTCTTCTGGTTTTGATAATGTCGGGACTTCGGCTAAGAATGCAAGCCAACAAGTAACTGGCACTACCAATAAATTAAATGAGCTGGGAACAAAAGGTAAGGCAGGAGTCCAAAAGGTAACCTTCGCATTTGAAGGTCTAGTCAAGGCTCTTGTAGCCCGAACAGCAGTACAAGCAATCACCAACTTAACTGGTGCTATTGTTGACTCAGCAGACGCTGCCGCAGACTTTGAGATTGCGGTGGCTAGGATCAGCAACATCGCTAAAGGCCCAGGCAGTAGTATCAGTCAATTGACTGCTTCATTAGCCAACCTAGCAGTAGAATTAGGGAGGCCTCAGACCGAAATCTTAGAGGCGGCTTTCGAGGGATTGCAGAATGATCTAGGCACAACACAAGAAACAATTAACTTACTAGCTGGATCTGCCAACGACCTAGCTCTAGTCACTGACGGTACACTAACACAGGCTGTGAACTCACTGTCGTCTGTTATTAAAGCATACGACTTGGATGCTAATAGTGCTACAGAGATCACCGACCAGTTCTTCGCCGCCATTGATAAGGGTCGTATTTCTCTTGGAGAATTAGAAAGCAGCTTAGGTAAAATCACACCTCTGGCTGCGAAACTCAATGTTGGGTTTAATGAAGTTGCTGCGGCTATGGCTGCTATTACCCAGTCTGGTACTAGTGCCTCTGTAGCTAACACTCAGCTTCGATCAATCTTCCAGAAGCTGTTGAAGCCTACTGAAGAGTTGCAAGGAGCGTTCAATGACTTAGGTGCTCAGAACTTCCAGCAGTTGATTCAACAGACAGGTGGTCTACAGCAGGCCTTGACAGCTATCGCTGGACAGTTGGGTAGCGACCAGAACATTGCTACTGCCTTCGGAAGACTCCGTGGACAGTTGGGTGTGTTCAACTTGTTGGCCAACGAAGGAAAAATCTTCAGCTCTACTCTTGATGCTGTAAACAACTCGGCTGGCAATGCTGCTTTAGCTGCTGATAGAATCGATGGAACTGCCGCTCGACAGTCTGCGAAGGACTGGGCACAGTTTGACGAGACTCTCCGACAAGTTGGTTCTACTATCTTGTTAGTGCAAAATGAGTTTGTCGCGGCCTTGAATGCTATGGGTCCGAGTGCAAACCTACTCAACAGTGTGTTAGCAGCAGTTGCTGTATCAGCTGCCGCTATCGGTGCTGCTACCGTGGTTGCTGGTATTGTGAAATTAACAGCAGCGGTAAAAGCACTAGCAATAGCTGGTACTTTAGCAGCAGCTCCGTTCACGGCCTTGTTCGCAGTAGGTGCTACAGCAGGCGCTTTGTTAGCTGTGGCTATAGATGCCTTCACAACCTCAGCATCGGAGGCCCTTAATAAACTGAAGTCAGAACAGCAAGAGGCTCTTGAAGAGTTGAACAAAAACTCAGCCGATGCCTTAAAGAAATCTAACGCCGACGTACAAAGAATTTTCAATGACAGAAGTCAGATAATAAATGACTACTTAAAAGGATTGAGAAATGCCTTCAACGAAGAGACCAAAGGACTTGCAAAAATCTCTGAAGATGTAGGTAAGGGGTTACAGGGAGCTGTAGACGACTTTGAAGGCGGTATGAAAGCCATCTTTTCTGATCTAAAGTCTAGGGTCAAGAATTTCAAGAAAGATTTAGCCAGTGCTCAAGCCGGCACTGCTGATGCTAGACAGAGGTTGAAGGATTTTGAGTTTGGTGTCAGCCAGAGAAACTTGACTGATCAGCAGAAGTTTAATAACCTGCTGACAAAAACTGATGAACAAGCTAGGCAGATCAGAAAGAATCTTCGAGGAGGCATCGTCACAGAGGAGGATGCTAGAAAGACTGAGCAGTCCATCAAAAGTCAACTTGACGATATTGCAAAACTTCGACAATCTGCTGAGCAGCTTACAAACCCTGTTGCCAAAAGAGAGGCTTTGGAAAACATAGATCGTCTTGAAAGACAAACTCGTAAGGATGATGTAAAGTTCAATGAATCTAAAGAAGACGTTCTGAAGAAGCAGCTTAAAGTAACTATTTCAGTTTTAGATGCTCAGGAAGCTATTACAGAGCAGATAGCAGAGCAGCTTCGTTTAGCCGCTGAACTTACTAAGGAAACTGATAATGCTGGCAATCTAAAATCTCCAGAGGATCGAAAGAGAGACGACGAGAAAATTCAAGAGGTCAAGAAGAACGTAGACAAATTGTTTGACACTCTCAACAAAGGACTACTAGATACTTTTGGAGAAAAGGAAAATGCCGAAGCCTTGGTCAAGAATGTTGAAGACGCTTTCAAGAGTGCGAAGCCTAAGTTTGAAGGAGTCAGGGAGGCTCTGCAAGCCAAGCTAAACGAAGGAGTGTTTAAGGCCCAGGTAGAGTTCGCACAACAAGCTGCAAATGCCACTGACGATCCGGATGTCAACAACAGACTTAACGATGCCGCTGGCTCAGCTGGTGTAAACCCTGTAGACAGGGCCGAAGCTGTTCGTAATGAGATCAAGACTATCCTGGATGAACTTACGAAACGTCAGAATACCTTTGAGACACTGGCTACACAGATAGAGCAGTCACAGCAAAATGTTCAAGACACTATTCAACAAACTGTTGATAATGTAGACAGCGTTGGTACTGTTCAACTGAACGGTATTAGAGATGCTATAGATGCTGCTCAAGAGGCTTTGTCAGATCCAAACATTACCAAGGAACAGGTAGAGAGAATCAAAACTCAGATGACTGGTTTGCAAGGTACTCTTGCTAAACTATTCAACGACGGTATCATACCAGCTGATTCATTCAAAGGATTTGATTCTGCTATAGAACAAACTGGAGAAACCGCAGAGCTACTTGTTCAAAAGTTGAATACTGTTAAGGTAGATCCTCAAACTGTGAAGACTTTACAAGAACAACTTCGACTGTCTGCTAACAACACAGGAATTGTTGTCACCAAGCTAGGAGAAGTAGGTACGGCTGCTGGATCGGCCAACTCACAAGTAGGCAACATCAGCACCTCTATGGGAAATGTTGTCACCGCTACCAACTCAGCCACAGAGGCTATGAGAAGGCTGCAAGCTGCTTCTATAAGAGCAGCACAAGCGGCAGCGAGAGCAGGATCAAACCGCCAGAGTGGTGGGAAGATCAACTACAGACAATCTGGAGGGTCAGTAGGAAGAGGAACGGATACCGAACTCACAGCAACAACCCCTGGCGAAATGGTTATGAACTCCAGACAGACAGGGAAATTCTTTTCACAATTACAGGCTATGAACGCTGGTCAGTCCCCACAACAACGCGACAAAGGCGGACCTGTAACCAACTTCGGTGATGTTAATCTTAACTTCGCTGATGGAACTCAAGCCTCCGATCCACAGTTGGCTCGGAGAATCGGTGCCGAACTGAAGCGTGAGCTACGCTTCCAAACTTCAAAACTTAGGAGAAACTAGATGAACAAATTTAACTTGGCGGGTAAGTACCGCATCCAACTCTTTGATGTTCTTGGTAACGTCAAGGAAGACTTCGAGTGCCCTAATGGTATTACGGATGTTGGCCTGAATCACATCCTTGAGACTGAGTTCAACGGTGGTACTGCCATCACGGCTTGGTACATTGGATTGATTGACAACGCAGCGTTCTCTGCACTGGCTGCTGGCGATACAATGGCATCGCACGCAGGTTGGGCAGCTAACGAAGACTACTCGGAGACCGCTCACCCTGAGTGGACTGCTGGTACGGCTGCGGCCCGCTCGATCACGAACGCTACTACGGTAGACTTCAGCATTGACGCTACGGCCACGCTGAAGGGTATCTTCGTCACGAGCCAGAGTGCTAAGGCCACGGCCACCGGTACTCTCTGGAGCACAGCGGCGTTCGCGTCCAATGTTGCTGCGGTTAATGGCGACACACTGAAGATCACTTACACGGTAAGCGGTTAGTCCACCCTCTCCCCCTCCTGTCACAAAGTGTGGCGGGAGGGGTATTTTAGGAATCCAACATGCCAACCAAATCATACATCGCACCAGAGACTGCCACAGTGTGGACCGACTCCGGTGGCGACAAGTTGCTGGACTTGGGAAACCTTAGTGGAGGTGGCGGAGGAATAGCAGTCGGTGCTTACTTAGACCTGGGTTCAGGTTCTCGCACCAACTGGTATGAAGTTGAAATGAAGATAGATGGCTTTGCTTCCTCCCCAGCGGTAGGTGATAAAGTCGATATAATGTTCGCCCAATCAAACGCTACAACTGGGTTCGACGGACAACTCACGGCAGACCCAACAGCCTCGACACAAGGCTCAATCTCTAGTGTCCAACAACTAGAAAACCTCACGAAGGTTTTACTTCTACGCGCTGTCTCTACCACCGCAGGCGATGTCATTCAAGGCAGAGCTATAGTCAAGTTCACTGGTCGCTTCGTAGCACCAGTTGTAATCAACAGATCAGTAGGTGCCGCTCTGAAAGGCACTAGTGATTCTCACACAGTGACTCTCACTCCGATTCCTCAGGAAGGACAATAATGGTCCTGGTCCCCCAGTCTCACCCACACTACATGAAGCCTAGTGGCCAGTTCGGTATAGCCGACTTTGCTGCCGATAGCTTCATGCAAAATATTCGGGACAGCCTGACTTTTGCTATTGCTCCGGAGTTACGTCCCGACTTTAAGTTGACGGACTTCTCTAACAAACAGCAGGGAGCGTTACCTAATACAACCCTCACTTGGTTCAATGGGAAGTGGGGACACGAACATCCAGGCACTGGTACTCGTACTACGCTTGGAGACATGGATGACTTGATCCCACTGAACAATGTCACTATCCTTGTGGGATACGAGAAATCTGACGGCACGCTAAGAGCACATGGAACCTTTGGTTCCAATGGACTCGTCATTACACAGTTCTGTAATCTCAATGCTCCTTGGTCAGACGGAGTCGTCTACTGGGAGTTCGGTGGAAATGTACCAGGAACTTCTGACTGTCGTACTAGTACGCACGGTACTGGTGCAGCCATCCAGAGTGGAGACAACAACTGGGCGGTCACCTCTGGACACAGAGGTATGGAGATTTGGCAGAACGGAATCCTTCTGGCCAACCATAGCGGTAGTGCTTCAAGAGTAGCAAATGCTACAAACACATTTCAGCTTGGTCATCACAATGGTAGTGGTAGTGACTTAGCTCACTATCGTTACTTGATGGTATTCGACAGAGTGTTGTCTATCAATGAGATCGAGTTCATGGGCAGGACTCCATTAGCCATATTCCAACCTAGGATTATGACTTCTACCTCAACCAACTCAGAGTTTGACAGAACAGAAGCTGACTTGTTTGAGGTTGTAGACAGTGCTACCCACATTGCTGAGAGACCCAGAACCATCTCCCAAACTTTGGGAATCACAGATGATGTCACTAACACTGGTGACCGAAACCTATCAGCCGCTCACGATCTCGCACTCGCGTCCACGTTTGTAAAGAACATCTCTGTCAACCGTAATGTTGTCAGCACTCTGTCAATCGCTCAATTGTTCACAGACACTGATCCGGTTGACACCTTAATAGCCTTTGCTCAACAAGTTGTCCCTCTGAATGTCATAGCCGACAGACAGGTGCCGAGCAATGAACTGTTATTGGTTCAAACTGTTGACACTGGACTATTCAAGTTTGTCGAAGACGATTTGGCCTTGTTGCAAACAGTCGAGGTCATTGGGCCGGTGGTCATATCCATTGAACACAAGATGGGCCTACAACAATACTTGAGTCACTGTCTAGGTGCTTGGGGAAGATGGATAGAACATGACCTAGACCTTGAGGGAGGCATTGCCGGTCGGGCCTACGAGGAAGCGATTGAGCATGTCATAACATTCGTCGAGGACTATGGCCCGACTGAGCCTATCGCTCAGGAATTGATCTTCCAGCAGACGGTCTCTGGCGGTCTTGGATATTCAGCCTCAAACGCCTTGACTTTCACTCACGCTATTGCTACGGCTAACTTGTTGAATCGTGGCACGACCCACACCAGCTTCCTCACACACGCGGCAGCTTACTATGTTCAAGGTCCTTGTACCGATAAGACTTACAATAAATATGAAGGTACTGGCTCTGCCGCAGGCATCCCAGATAAAGCCTTGACCTTTGATGCTGACTTTGTGTTGGAGACACTATCAGGACCGAAGGAAAAACTAGCTCTGCGAAACCCCGAGACGGACGACCGTCATCGGATTGGGTATACGCGCATCAACCGAGAGTCTCGTGGTGGTGAACTAGCCGTGTTTGCAGACAGTGCGTGGCCTTCTGTGGAAACATTGATTTTCACAATTGTCGCTTTGGCTGACGGCAAGTATGCAAATTGCCCAGACAAGATCAACAACCTATTGACGTTCTTCCAAACCAACTTAGGTAAGGAGATCCTGCTCCACGACTGGCAAGGCTTATCGTGGAGAGGTATCATCACGACACCTAACGAGGTAGCAACTGAGGACCGAGACGGTTGGTGGACTATGACGTTTGAGTTCGAGGGAATCCAGCTAGACGGGTCTCAAGGAGACCAGGAACTAGCAATCACTCAAACCCTAGGCATGAATGCCGACTGGAACCGCAGCCTCTCAAGCACCCTTGGCATCACTGATTCCCACGAGATATCTGGGCTGTTGTTCGCTGACGTGTCACACACACTCTCCCTGGCTGATGACCTGTCCGCTGAGAACCAGACTCCTATTATGAGTGAGCTGTTCGACGGTGTTGGTATCGGACTGCATGACACAGCACCGGCAATTGGAGCCAGCTTATGGGCCTGCCACAATGTCTACAAGGACGACGGAAGTATGTCCTCTGGAATCAGGAGTGGTGCCTACTATCCATTCGCCCCAAGCAACGGGACTATCTACCACATAGAATGGAATGTAGAAGCATTGACTCCGTCTGATGGTTTGGAAACCACCTTCTTCCTAGGAGAAGGTTTACCTGCCGATCCCGAAGATACTGGGCCGGAAGCCTATGGTGCTATCGACCCTACCACATTGAAGGCTGGGTTTGTTATGAGGGATCTGTCTGCCACTCAATTCAACGCATGTCGGTTAGGAGATAACACTTCGGGAGAATCAGACACAGCCAACTTCTCGGACGCAACATTGAGGGCAGAGGCTTTAGAGATCGACCTTCGTTTGGTTTTAGATACCAGACTTGGAGCAGGCAACTGGAAGGTCACTTGGTTTGCGAAGGACATATTAGATTCTGAATGGACTCAAGTCCGAGCAGAGACTGAGTTGTTCTCGGAAGATATCACAACGGTAGGTTGGGCAAATAACAATAGCACTACTGATGTTGACTTAGACGGCATCAGTATAACGGAGAAGGTGTTCGTATGAGTTTCGTAGTTCAAGGTCCATACCCATTACTGCAAAGTACCTTGCTTCTTCCTAGTCCCCGAGAGGGAAACCAGAAGAACAATGCAGCTAGCATCCAGACTATGCGTTCTATGAACGGTAAACTTTATACCTACATCAAATCCAAGCGCAGCCGACAGGTTCACCAGTGGGACTTTCTGACTACCAAGGAAAAGGCCCAAGAGGCTAAGGCCTTTGTTGAACTGTACTCTGGGAATGTCATCAAGGCCACTGACCATGAAGGCACTGCTCACATAGGATGGATCACTATCAACCCGCTGGAACTTGCCGGAGAGGGCAGGGCTGGAGGCTTCCCAAGTGGAGAAGTTTACCGGTGGACATTTAGTTTAGAGGAGAAGGTTTAACATGCCTAGAGTATTCACACAAGCAGTTCAGGATGAGATCGATAAACAATACGGTGGTGAGCCACTGGTGATTGTCGAGATCGCCTGGGACGGAACAAACTTCACAGCGTACAGCGATAGAAAGCTGAACGGTGAGAACTATCCACACCCATTGGTCAATACCATTGGTAGCTTTGACACCACACAGATAGTAACTGGTGGTGGCGACTCTCAGTCTGTGAACCTGACCCTGAATGACGTGGACGGTTCTCTGCGAGGAATCGTGGACACCCAAGATATTCACCTTCGACCGGTTCGTGTGTATCTTGGATTCCAAGGACTCCCGTTCGCTGCGAAGGCCTTGATGTTTGAGGGAGTAGTAAACTCTCCCTACACTTGGGACGAAGCTAGTAGAACTTTATCCTTCTCTGTGTTCGCTAAGAATGAGGACTCAGAGGCAGGTTTTACGATGGAGGATGGCGACTTCCCTTACGTTCCACCATCGGAACGTAACAAGGCGTGGCCTCTCGTTTTCGGGCAAGTCTGTAACATGGAAGCCGTACAGGTGACAGCCTTGAGGAAAGGATTCTTAGCACAAGGAGTCGGGGTTCCTGATCCTACACTGGATGAGAGACTCTGCCAAGCTAACAAGTTACAGTGTGCTCTAGTCACAGTGAGCACCCGTCTAGAACTCAGCCCAGAACAACAGACAGCTAGAGCAGCGGCCATCCAAGCCTTCTCTACCACCCCTGCACTCATTGGTCTTGCAGTCACAAACCCAACAGAGGCTCAGGCTCAAGTAGCTACGTTCACAGAGAACTATGACAACCAGTTCAACGTCCAGAATCAGAAGGAAGATCAGCAATGTATCGACCGGAGGTTTGCTGAGATATGTAAGATCATCCAGGAGAAGTCTCAGCAAGAGGCCCATGTTGTAAATCCGTTTACGGTTCGCGGAGGAGAAGACTTCCCTCAAGGCGAAGAGATCACGATCAAGATTAACGAAGTGAAGTTCGTAGGCGTTATGACGGCAGAGTCCTTCCTGGTCACATACGTCATACATCCTGACAGCTTGACAATCGATAACCCAATCTGCAAAGACATTAACGATTCTAGTTTAGGGTTCCGGTTCAAAGCTGGAGATGAGAGGCCTGCCACATTGGCAGAGTGTCTGAACGGTGGTACTAGCTTTGGTGAGAATGTCGTCAACGGTTCTGGAGAATCTTGGAGGTACTATGAGACCTTTGAGGCTGGAGACTTCATCTGGCTACCGCCTGGAACCGACGTGTTCCTGGCGGACGAGTCTACCATAGTGAACATAGTTTCCTTGCTTCCTGGTACTGTTGACCAAGTCGCAGCTTACCGAACCTATGGAGACACCTCGCTTCTCACAGAAGTAGACCCTACTCTATACACTGTCGTCACCAGCGACTTCGGTGGATACACTGTTGTGGAGATCGATCTAGAGAGTCCTTTGTCAACCATACAAGATGAAGACTGGGACGACGAGCTGTACGTTTCCTTCACCTCAAGTGTTGGCCCGAACCCTGCGGATATAATCGAATGGTTGGTGAACAGGTACACGGACTACACCATCGATACTGCTTCATTCGCCGCAGTCCATACAAGCCTTACAAAGTATCCAAGCAATTTCTTCGTTAAATCCAAACCGAGTGTCTTCAGTTTAATCAGAGATATAGCTTTTCAGGCCAGATGTTCCGTCTTCATCCGAGATAATGTTGTATACTTACAGTACATGTCTACCGAACCTACGTCTATCAAGACGTTGACTGAAGACGACATACTAGTTGGGACATTCAACTTCACCCATACAGACACAGAAGAACTAGAGACTCGGCACACGATCTCATGGTCTGAGGGAGAAGCTGGTGTCAACAAAGATGACAAGACCGACTTCGAGTTCGTTGTGAAACACAACATTCCGAAGTACGGAATCTTTGATTCAGAGTACGATTATTACACCCTCAACATATTTGAGTTGGTGGAGAAGTCGGCAACTTACTGGGCGATTCAAAAATCCAACACTTGGAGGGTCGTCGAGTTTGAAACCCCGCTGGTCCATTTGAACTTGGATGTGTTTGACTGTGTCACACTTAACATCGCACAGTTCCCAACCGTCAAGGTTGTGATCAAGGAAGCAAAATACAATGTCGATACGAACACTATCAAATTTACGGCATGGACCCCGGTCCTTTCGGGCACGAATGAAGCAGCGTTCTGGGCTTGGCCAAGTCAACAAGCGGCACTCACGAAGCACCCTCTGGATGGGGCTTCTGGTGAGTCAGGAGACGGTAACAGCTTCCAGGTCATACCTCCGGTCGATCATCCTTTATATGCCGGTTACGATCCGGACACAGCGGTGCCTGCTACCGATGGCGACAAGCAACCCTCTGATCTGGATGATACGCTGCCGACGCTGGTCTGCAAACTGGCAACTGGTGCGGAGATCGCAGATGATGTTGAACCGGTCATCCGAATCCAGGAACCGTTGGCGAACAAAAACTTCCAAGACAAACTAGATGGTATTGAAGCCGAGAATCTTGCAGGAGGAGGCGCAGGTGGAGGTGAAGATGATGAGGACAGGACAGCTTGTGGCGATCCGCCTCCCGGTAACGGAGGTTGCCTATACGAGGTCACGATCACATACGTTACACCAAAGACGGTCACGACCGTGAAATCTGCCAACTCTCAATGTGCTGATGCTGGGCCTTGTGGAACCAACGGTTCTGGGATACCTTGTGAAAGTTCGTTGAGCACCTTCTGCCATTCATTCGGTGCATTGTTTGCAGCTTCTTCATTCAGGAGTTCTAAACAAGCTGAAGGAGATTTACTGAGAGCTACTTGTGGTTATACTCCAGGCACCACAGACGTTTGGGTTGCTGGTGGTATCACAGGTATTGAAGGAAGCGGGCCTGCTGGGTTCAGTGAGTGCGAAGATGTAGCAACTGCTCCTGGAAACCCAGATGCGCCTGGAGCAGATGCAGGAGAAACACACTCACCAACGGCACAATAATGATTGAATGCAAACACAAACACGTCATGCCTGTACTCAACCAGGGTATCTACTCTGAGTTCTGTAATAAGCATGGGAAGTTTGTTAATGATGCAATCTGTAATGCGTGTGTTGATAAGGAGGGAACTCTAGAACGACAACCGGTTGTCCTAGAGTTCCCTAAAAGGAATGACGAGGAGATTGAACAGATTCATAAGGTGTGTGAGGCTTGCCCGTTATTCAACTTGATTCCTCAGACTTGTAAGAAGATGACTTACAACCCACACCCCACAGATATCATCGCGCAAAATCCTAACAATCATTGTCCAGAAGGTGAGTGGTAATGGGAAGTGACTGCCAAAAGAAGCAAAAGGAAATCTACTTAGGCACCGAACAGAATCGTTGCATAAACAGAGAAGCTGAGCTATACAAAGAAGTCGTCATAGACGAACAATGTGCTCAGTGCCCTGTTCGTGTTATGATGAAGGGAAACCAAGAGAGCTGCGAGCAGAAGCAGCAACGAAGAAAGAACGAGCAACAACAAGCAAACAAAATGCTGGTGATCAAACCGCAAGACGGATACCCAGAGTGCCCATTTAGATATGGTCACAGAGATGGGAATCAAATGTGCTCGATTACGAATCTCCCGGTTGACGTGGAGATTTGTACTCGGTGCGACTCAGAGACGAGGGAGCATGAGGCTTCCCTAGGTGACAAAGTAAAGAATTACTATGGAGCCGTAAGAAGATGGGTTGCCCAAGGAAGGCCAACCAGATCCCCTATGGAGATCGAACGATTGTTCGAGGAGCATTGTAAAGGATGCGAAAGGTACGACAAAGAGAAACATGCCTGCAAGAACTGCGGGTGTGCTGTGTCTACCGATTCCTCACCGTTGACGAACAAGCTGGCAATGGAATCCGAGCATTGTCCACTTGGTCGTTTTTAATCCCTCTTTGCAAAGGAGAATAGTTTTATGGGTTATTTACAAAACCTAGCTGCTGGTAGTAATCACATTACTCCAGCGAAACCTCGCGTAGGTCTCGACCGAGCATCTGCTGAGGCCTGCCTGTCACACGGCGCAATTGCCGGTGACCAAGCGATCCCAGCCACGTTGGCTGGACAGAACGAAGTGGTTGTCATTCCTGGGCAGACTAGCTCAGGTGCTGAGGACACTTACACGCTGACCATCAATCTGCCTCGTTTGGCAGTTGGTACTTTCACTACCGATGCGATTGCTTATGACGCAACTGCATCCACTATCGAGACCGCCATTGACGGTGCCGCGACTACAGCCAGTGTTACTGGTTGGACGAACGGTGATATCTCGGTAGCGATGGGTGGTGACGCTGGTGTTAGCGACGGAACCGTGACTCTGACCTTCGATGGTGCCTCGGTTGCTTCGCAGCCTGTCACTCTGTTGGTTATGACTCCGACCGGTTGGACACAAGATGGTGTCATCGCTAAGACGACTTCGGGCCAAGGTGCTCGTAACGCCACGGCTGCCTTGTTGCAGATGAACGTCGTAGCTGGTGCTTACCACGATTCCGTGGATGCTCCTACTTGGACCAAGCCTGCCTCTAATGGCCGCGCTCGTCCTGGTACTAAGATCGTTCGTGACCTGTGCATGACAGCAATCGACGAAGACGGTAACGAGAATGTTTACGATGCTGTTGTAGCGTTGTACCCTGAAGTTGCCAAGATGTAATCACAGGCCCGCCCTCGTACTGGGGGCGGGTTCTTTTCTTTTCTTTTTGGAGGTGTGATATGAAAAGCGAATGGGTTCAACCTTACTTTGAAAGAGGGATTGATGTTGATAACCGACGAGTATTCCTTGGCGAGATCGATGAGGACACAGTAGACACAGTAGTCAAAGGTTTATATTTAATAGACACGGTGAGTTCTGGGACTCCTATTGAGTTGTTTATCAACTCTACTGGAGGATCAATCTATGGGTCGTTAGCTATTCACGACATCTGTCAAACACTACAGTCGCCAGTACATGTATTCGCCTTTGGACAGTGCATGAGTTCGTCTATACTACTGCTGGCTTCTGGTGAGCCTGATCACAGGTGGGTATCAGAGAATTGTATGTTGCTTCACCACGATGGTTCTGATATAATAGAAGGGAAGACTGCGTCTATCAAAAGTGATGTAAAGCACCTCGTCGGGTTAGAAAAGATATGGACGACATTACTCGCTAAGCATTCCAATAGGGGATTACAGTGGTGGGAAGACCGTGCGAAGAAATCAGAAGACTTCTACTTCTCAGCAGATCAAGCTATAGAGTGGGGGTTGGCTGACTCAATTTGGTCAGAGAAAGGCTGAGCGTATTCCCAAGCATATCCTTTGTGAGTATTTCTTCTTCCTTTACATACTGCGGTTATACCAGACGGGTTTGATTTCTGCAACCATGTTCGGGCCACCAATAAATGTACCATGATATACTTGGCGACTCCCTCCGAACTTAATTGAACTGATAGGCAACCGCCAGTATTTTGTCCGGGCCTTAATACTCTACCTACATGCTTTCTGCGTCCTCTGCCATTAAACACTAATCGATCCAAACTTCTAATTCTTCCCTGATCAGAAGCCTGATATGATCCCTCGTA